TAATGCTTTATATCTTCTTTATCCAGACTGGAACTTCTATCCAACTCCCAAGTTTTTCTTTTCTGACTACCACTTAACTAAACGTGCACATGGTGGCAGAGAAAACTACATAGGAGACTTAGAGATTAAATGGCTTAAGATTTCTAGCGACAAGTCTGCAATCTTTCCCTTCAACAAACTACAGCAGTTATTAATAGCCCCGCCATACACAGACGCAGAGGACATCTTTCATCGTATCTGCTTTAGATTTACAGATGGATTATTAATTATCCCCGTAAATGTATTAGGCTTTAAGATTCCAGACTTCCATGTTAGATGGGATACAAAAGAAAGAGATTTGGTTGTGTATGTAAACAGGGCTGACTTTCCTGAGTACTGGCACGAGGTGGTTGTAGATGAGTAATTGTGAGTGCTGCTACGAGCACAAGTCTGGATTCCCTTGCACCTGCCATATTAATGAAGCAAAGTTTAGAGAGAAAATAGTAAAGCAATTGCAGGCTTATCCACAGGAACTTATCCCCAGGGCAGAGGCAATCAAGATAGCACGGGGAACAGACAAGACCAGACATTCTTCGGCGTGCAAACGAGAAGCACGCCAAAGCAGACCAGGTGGATACTATGAAGCGTACTGGACTTGTTCGGAAGATTGTGAAACTATAGAACAATGAGATTTAAAAATCCCATTAATTGTGATGGTATTCCTGTAGATGCTTTTTTCCCTGAAAAGAATACACTTAATGCTATACCTCAAACGCGCCTTGCTAAGCGTGTTTGTGAGAACTGCCTAGCAAAACAAGAATGTCTTGAGTATGCACTATCCCATAATGTTATGGGCATATGGGGTGGTACTACCGAGAATGATAGAAGAAAGTTAAGAAGAAAACTAAAAATACTGGCTGTTCCTGTATTGCCCCCGACAGGGGCAATAGTACTGTAACAGTAACTAACTAAGGAGGCGACACACCAATGGATACAAAAATATATCTAACCGGATTAGCACTGATTGCTACATGGCTGGTCATTGAAGAAGCACGAACACGAATCTACGAGTACTACACCAGAGCCAAAGTTTTACAATTGCTAGATGAAATGGATGACCGCCCTAAAGTCAAGCCAACCCCAATCCGTCCACGGAAGGCTATAAAAAAGAAATGACAGACCATGCCGTAATAGCCGAACATCTCTGGCAGGAGCATGGGTATAGATTGCCTGATGCTCCTGGCAATATGGCGCATGGGATACTACTAGCATTACGGCAGGCGGGATACGCAGTAGCCCATATAAACGAAGAAAAGACCCCCGGCTAGGTGGAGATACCTAGACCAGGGGTCAAGCCCCTCTACGGGGCGTATACGGCTTTTAAGGACTATGCTGCCTTAGCCTTCTTCTTGGGTGCAGCACCGGCTAGGCCAGATGCTATTAGTGAGGATAGGATTGAGCGGTAATCAAGGTCAAAGTTAGTGGCTTGCCAGGTAACAAGGAAGCCAGTAAGTGCCATAAGTACCTGCTTGCTATCAATCTTCTTCATATTAGCCCTTCTTCTTGGGTTTGGGTTTGAGTGTTGCTTTTACTTTATTTAGTTTTTTAGGCTCTCCTAGCCAAGGAAACCAAGGGCTAGTGTCGCTACCCTTGGTATCTTTAATACTGATATGTAGATGATGCGGATGAGCATACCCATCAAAGTCCCGGTCTCCCTTGGCCTCTGACCAGATACGTCCTTTAAAAATTAAATACTTTACTCGTTGGTCATTTTGTAACTCTTTGTATGCAATTGTGCAATCTATCCCATTCTTAGGGTCGTGCGTTAAATCGCACGCAAATCCTGAGTTATGGTCTGAGTTGGGGTTGCTTGCTAAATGTGCCTTTGATGGCAGCAATCCGTCTGATGCGCGGTTGCGTTTGGGTGCGTGGGCTGTTGCTTGTCTGAGCACAGCAATACTTGCTGGCTGAGCAACTTTTGCTAGTGGAATCATTCGTAGTCTCCTTCATTGTCATCCTCTTCAATCTCGTATAAATCGTCATCCTCTAAGTGTGGAAAGACTGGCTCCGTCCATGTTGGAATGATACTCACTGGCTCACTTCCTTTCAGAAAGAATCGTAAAGATTTCATCTACTCTTGCCTCTAGCCTGATGACTGAATCTTTAAGGCTTGTCCCACCATTAGGACGAAGTTCATTTAAGTAATGCTTTACTAACCATCTGATGGCTGCAAGAAATGCTCCGCCAATAGTAACGATAGATACGGCTAGTCCAGCCCAGTCAGCAGGTGTCATTTTATACTGTCCTTATTGTCAGTTGTATAACTCCACCAAAACCAGTAAAGCGTTTATCTGGTGGGGTTAATGAGGTGAATTCAATTTCTTCAATCAGGCATTGGAATGTTTCCTCTACCCGAAAGTCTTGAAAGGTAACAATGTCACCATCTTGTTCTATGGTTTCTAATTGACCAAGGCGTTCATACGCCCTATCTTCATAGCCAATCTGGACATTGTATTTGTCTGTCTCTACGTCATAACAAAATAGTGGTACGCGGATAAGACGATTGCGTGGTGTAGCAGGTATTGACTTTAATTGATAGCCAGTAAAAATAGGCGACTGAGTAGAGTCGCTAGCATCCCGTGATAAAATAAACTTAAGACTTAAATATTCTTTGGGCACAGATGGTTGAGATATATTTGCTTCTGGAGTACCGACTGCAGAAGAGTATGTAATAACATCATAAAGAGTGTCATCTTCATCTCTACTTTGGATAGCAATTGAGCCGTAAGTCAAGTCCCCTCTGCCGACAACGCGCTTGAAGTTCTTGTCTTCAAGGGTGTTGTACCTAACAAATCCAGTTTGTAAATATCCTGATGGCACTTTCTCTGTATTCTTCTCAAAGAAAAATCCAACACCAGGCACAACAAAACCAGCACGGTCAGTGTTGCCTAAGAAGGCAACATTGCTAGCACCAACAGCAGTATTACTAGCAACTAAATCCCATGCCCATGGAAATATCAGCCCACCATCTTCAACAGTATGGGTCAGGTCAATACGAATTAACCCAGCCTCACCATCTACAGTTGTGGCTACATATGCAAATTTATCTCTGAATGCTACCGACTTGCAGGCTGCATCTGAGAACAATAATGGGCCATAAGATATATCCCCGTTAGTATCTACAACGCCAACACGAACACCTTTGCTAGTGCAGATAACTGCATAGGTACCAAGGTATACATCAAAAGCATATATCTGCTCACCAACTGGTAGGTCTACAGTTACCGTTGGTACATTTAATTCTGGGAATCCAAGTGAGTTAGCAGTTGTATCATCAAGAGTAATCTTGTAAATAGAAGAACTAGTGCGGTTGTAACCGGCAGCGTAGATAGCCTGTGGCCCTTCGGCTATAGCACTCCAAGTCCAATCAGTAGATGGGTGTGTATACAAAGCAGTAGGTAGTGCATTGCCACCAGGAGTTGTAGCCTTAGTACTTTCAAGTTCATATAGTTTTGCTTTGGTTCCAGCAATAAGACGCTGCTTTACATACCCAAGAGTAACACTTGCAACAGGCCCAACAAGGTCATATAAATGACCATCGTTGGTAGAGCCACCAAGATTGCCAGTATGAATACGAGCATTATCTGCTGCATAGTATTTAACTCCGTTACTAGTAATAGCAAGAAAATCTAAAGTGTGTGGGCTAGTGGTAAGGGTATAGGTAGATACTGTAGGAGTATCTGTAGACAAACTCATTTTCTTAATGTTTGTTCCATCAGCAATAAAGAAGATGTCATCAGTGCCATCATTAGCAGTAATAACCTTTGCTGCTGATGTACTAACACTAGAGGTAGATACCTGGGTGGTATCGTTAAGTAAAGTTACTTGACCTTTTTCCCATACATCTACACCTTTGCTTTTGTTGAACTGAAAGCGTAGTGATTCATCTTGGGCTGGCTCATAAAACTTAATCCCCGCTCCGTAATGGAACGAGGATTGGCTTCTTAACCACCAGCCGGTAAGCGATTGCTCACCAGGCTCAGCCTGATTATCAAACTGTTGTTTACGAAACGGAGCAGTCTGGCGAATATATGGTCTTTCATCTGAGATTGCAGCAATAAAAGGCATACCATCAATAGCAATGTCGTAATGGATGCCAGTGTTTTGCCAGATATTGCCAGCACCAATGCCAAGTTCAACGGCTATTGAGCGCGTTGACCGGCCTTCGGTAATATCTCTAACCACGTTTCTCCTTTGGTTTATAATCCCCGTCTATAGGGTCAACAAAATCCTCCCAAGAAGGGAGGTCTTCTTCTGTGCAATTACCAGTTGCGTAAGACATTAGCCCTCAATTGCTGGAGGTACTATCTCTCCTTCAATGATTGCTTCTGGCTCTGGTGCAATAAACTCTGTACCA